GAATACGGTTCTTGCCATGATAATTTTCCTTCATATAAAGTTAAGCTTATTAGTCTTATATGCGTCTGCCGGGACAGTCTAATAAACCGGTGAATTCCCGGAATAAGATAATTATATAATAAAAAGGGGGCGCTAGGCCCCCTAATAAATGCACGTATTAACTACTTATTCATTACGTACATAGTTACTTCAAAACCAAATCTCATTTCTGTTGCAGCTGGTGTTGTCCACATAATATTTCTCCTATATGTTTATATTTTGCTATTTTGTATACACGTTATTGTGTATATGTTTATATTACGCTTATTTTTATACATATAAGATAGAGAAAATCATGAATTTTAGACAAAGAAAAACCCAGCCGAAACTGGGTTTTCCAAGAACAAGGATATTATCCTTGTGAACCGTAGATACCGAGAGGATCTGACCAACCGAATGAATAACGTTCACGAGCTTTGTAACGTACGTTACCTGTGTCGAAGTCGCCATCCATAGATGTTGTTAATGGTGTACGAACAAAGTGTTTGAGACCATTAGGTACATCTGTTGTTAAGAACCATGCTAAGTTGTTTGTCAAGAAGTGGTTAACTGTGTAACCTTCTGGGATTGAACCATTATTCTTGATAGCATTGATATCGTTATCAGCTGTACCAACTCTTAACTCTGTTTCGAGCAAGCGAGTTGCAACGAACATTAAGTTAGGTGGAACAACTAATTTACGAGGTTTAGCAGCGATCAAAAGACCACGTTCATCAGTCCATGCAGCGATTTGAATAACTGCTGACTCAAGTGAAGTTTCATTTAAGTCTGCTGAAGTTGATGATGTGTTGCTGTTTGTACCGCCAGAAACAAGTGGGTGAGCAGTATTAAATAATGAAACACCATCACCACCGTTATAATTACCGCCAGTGTTGAAGCCGTTGTTTAATACGTTAGCTGCAAATACTTGTTTTGAATATGCCATACCACGAGCAAGAGCTTTAGTGTATCGTGCAGATAAAGTGTCATACAAGTTATCTTCGATAGCTTCTTCAGTTAAGCTGAAGCCTAAAGCGATTGTGTTGTGAACATAGCGAGCTGTCCAAGCTTCTTGAGCATTGTCATAAGCGATAGCATTGCCTTCGTTTTTAACAGGTGCTGCTGAGAAACCTGATAGTTTTGTTTCTTCTTCAAAGCTACGTTCTGAAGCTTCAGTTTCGTAGATTTCTTTGTGCTCTTCGCCGTAACGTTTATATTCGAGACCGAATAGCGCGTTAAGTCCTGGGAGCAATTCTTTTAATAGTTGAGCGCGTGAAATAGCCATGTGTTATTCTCCTTATACACCGGTAGCATTGTAATATGAATGCTGTCCGAAATTAAATTTAACGAGGACATCAGTGTATGCATCACCAACTGATGAGAATGGACCATTCACAAAGTCAACAATACGTAAACCGATAGTGCTAGTTGTATTGATTGTTGTTGTATCTAAAGCAATAGCTGAATCACCAGTAGTTGTAGAACCAGTAGTTTGTACAACACCAATGTTGTTACCTAAAGCTGTTTGAGCTACAGAACCGTTAGCTTGTGCTTGGAATACTGTGTCTGGATCATCACAAATATATGCTTGTGCATCTGATGCAACTGTACCAGTAGGCCAGTATTGTTTGTTTACTTTGTATTTTAAGTTAGGATCTGTATAAGTACAACCTAAAAATACGCCGATAACACCGTTTCCGAATTGGGAAGCAGCAGTACCTAATGTTGTTACTTTTACAACAACGCCTGAGCTGTTAACAGCTACGATGTCACCGTAAAAAATGTTGGTCGCATATCCTGAAGCAATCGCGATTTGACGAGTAGAACCCGCAAATACTTGACCACCGATTAAGTTAACAGGACGGAGACCGTATGGGGCAGCAACTGATGCCATAATATTTCTCCTTAATAATTAATAAATTACTTACCTTTACCAAATGAAGTCGTACTTTTTTTGTCTGAAAATACAGGCATACGAGCATCATTTTCTTTTAAGAAGTTATTGTCAACGGCTTGAGTTTGAGACTTAGTCATGTTGTCATAATAAGCTCTACGTTGCGCAATAAATTCTTCTGGGATCTTACAGAGTAGCAAACCACCAATTTCAATACTATCTTTATATCTTGAATTAGGGTCTGGTACAAACTTCATTTCAGGATGGTCACTTGCTTTTACAGGTTCCCAACCTTCACGCATACTATTGGAGACGTTTATGGAGTCTTGTTGATTAAGTAGGCTTGTTCTAATCCATCTGTATTCCCAACCAGGTTGTTTCTTTGGTTCTGGTAAAGTTGCAGTAGGTTGCCATTGTTCAGCTCGTTGAAATTCTTTACGAGTGTCTAATTCACGGTCTAATCTTGTTGTTTCCATATTAATTCTCCAATTTTAAAGTTTCAAGAGCATATTGTTCAGGCGAAATACCAAGTTTGCGTGCTAAAGCAGCAGCAGTTTTTGTAATCTTGATTTTTTTAGGCGCGGTTGAGCGCGTAGCCGGAGCAACTACAGTTGAAGGTTTAGATGTGCGCGGGGCAGGTGTTTCCTGTTCCAGCGATGAGTCATCCCAGTATTCTGGGAATCTTTTGCGCATCGTACTATCTATACGACGGTAATATTCATCAGATGTAGGGTCAACGCCTGACCTAACTAGTTTTTCATGCAGCCCCAAGGCTAAACTAGTCATTTCCTCATCTGATCCAAACCATTTATTGTTATCTTGCCATCTTAAGGCTCTTTGGTCTGGTTTTTGTACTTGAGGCTGTGATGATTGTGAATATACACTAGGATCGTCCTCGTGTAAAGTGTTTTTAAACTTAGGTTGGTAATTTTCAACCTGAGATAATCTAAACTGAGCATCGTTCATTTTAGTTTGGGCTTCAATGATCTTATCTGCTTCACCTGCATTATAAGCATTACGATAGTCTTGTTTAGCTACTTCTAGTTGTTGTTGTAGTGCAGAAGCTATAGTTTTAATATAAGTTTCTTCACCAGAACTTAAAGTAGTTTTAAGTCTTTTGTTCTCAGCTGCTATTTGTTGAGCAAAGCGTAAAGCTTCTTCTCTTTCACGTTCTGCAGCTTCTTTAATTCTACGTTCATCGTGATAACCTTTTTTAAGTTGAGCCATTCTTTCTCTAACTCTTTCAGAGTATTCTGATAAGTCATCTTGTTCTAGCTCATCTACGATTTCTTTAGGTAAAGGTTCACGGTTTCTATCTTGTGTAGGCGTATCATCCTCTATTTCGATATCAACTTCTTTAGCTTTTTCCTTAACATTGACATTTACAACTTCGTCTTTGTCTTGGATTTGCACTTGATTATCTTCCAATTCTTCTGGAATTTCAAATACAATATCTCCATCTTTTTGCTCTGCCATATGTTTCTCCTATGCGCGTGTGTAACCACGAGGATCTAAAACTACACCCTCAACGGTATCATCGTTAATAATGCGGAATTCTCTTCCGTGGATCATAAATCTTGTACCTGCATATGCACGTGTCAAAATAAAGTCACCTTCTTTACACCATGGACCTGTAGGGAATCTTGCTTCATCCTTATAAGCCATGTCACCTACTGCTAATACAAATAAAACAACAGTAGAGTTTTCTTCCACCTTCTTAGTAGCTTCTGATTTAATTAAACCTGATTTTCCTAAAAAGTCTGATGCTTCTGGAATAGCACATAAAAGTCTATAACCTTTTGGAATAGGAAGTTGTAAACCTCTTTCTTCAATTGGTATATCTTCTGGTGCTGGTGCTGCATCAATCTTTGGTACTGCAAGGGGTCGGCCATCTGGACCAATTAACCCTTGATTTAACGTAAGCACGTTATCATTCATCAAATGTCTCCATTCTTTGTGCGAGATCTGCAATTAACCCTTGTACAGTGAGTAGACCTCGAATATACCCACATGCATGTTGGTACGAAGCAAAATCTTTTGCAGCTCCGTCCCCAATTCCTTCTAACATCTGTTTGCGTCGTTCTTCTATCTGAGACATTAATAGTTGAAGCGTTTGATCCATTTATTACTCCTTAGGTTGTTGTTTATTTATACTATCTTGGATTTCCTTTTCATGTTTCATTTGTGCTAAAGATAACTGATGCTCAGTATTTTTATGTACTTGCTCAGCACCAAACTTCATACCTTCATGTAACATTTGAGTTTTAATCTTAGCTTGGTCCATAGCTACTTGAGTGTCAGTTTTCTTATTATCCATAACAACCTTAGCGCCTAATGTAGCACCAGCAATTTTCTCTTGAGAAGTTAATTTCATTTTCTCTAACTCAATTTTTTGTTGTTCATGTTGGATTTCAGTTTGGAGTTTTTGTTGTTCCATCTGAATTTGAGCTTGAACTTGTTGAGCCTTGATTTGAACTTCTTGTTGTTTAATTTGAAGTTCTTGTTGTTGCATTTGAATCAACGGATCTTGAGCTTGTTGCTGAGCTTGTTTTTGCTGTTGTTGTGCTTGGTTATTTTGTAATAACTGTGAAGCCGCTTTAGATATGAGTTGAGATAACTGAACTTCTTCATCAGGAGATAATTTCTTATCAGGAGCTGGAAGTCCTACACCTAACTGTTGTTCAATTTGTTTTCTATATTCAAAGCCAATATGTTCTGCAATATGAGCTTGTGCTGCTGCCATCATTGCTTGTGCCTGTGGGTTTTGACCAAGTGATTGCATAATGATAGGATCTTGCATTGCAGCTTGGTGCACTTGAATATGAGCTTGATGGTCTTGGTATATAAATGCCTTAACTGGTTTTAAATTAAATATAGCCATGTTCTCAGATACAGGATCGTGCGGTAGTTGTTCATCCGCTGCAGGAATAAGTTTACCAATATTCTTAACGCCCAACACTTCTAACATTTGCTTATTGAGTTCGACCATATCATAGATTTGTGGATTTGCTTGTGCCATTTGCATGACCGCTTGATATTGAACTACTTTTTGTGACATTGTTGCAGCGTTTGGATCAGATACAGGTATAACTTCTACACAGTCGTAATCTGATTGTTTAGCTTTTCTATCTCCTACATCAGGATCATAGCTATATTCTCTAGGTGTATAATCACGGATAATGCCTGCAAGTAATTTAAACTCTTGTTTCATAGCATAGTGAATACGAGCTTGAACAGCGCTCATCACTTTTAAAGTACGTTCTAGAATTGCTAGTGTTGTACCTACTGGAGAGTTTGCTGACATATCGGATACTTGTAAATCAGCTGCACTTGCAAACCGTCTACCTTCGTCAATGATTTGGTTCATTAACATACTTAATACTTGACTTGGTTCTTTGTATGGAAGAGGTAAGATGTTATCTCTGATAGAACCACTTGGCACATCCACATCCCTAAACTCACCTGGAGCAATAGGTGTATCATCGCCTTTAATTCGTAGCCCCCGTGACTTGAGACCACCAGGTAAATTACTTAGTGTACCTGCATCTACTAACTGACGAAGTATCATTGTACCTGACTTAGCAAATGCTCCGATTAAGTGAATTAAACCAAAACAATAAAAGCCAAAACCTGGTATGTAACCATAATGGACGAAGTGTTGACGCTTTAACATCATCTCATCTTCAGGGTCCCAGTTACGACGAATAGATAATATAGCGCCTGTACCTTTTTCAATTGTCACTACGTATGGTAGTGCAATACCCGTTGGATGTCCGTCTTTGTCTACATCTTCAAAACCTTCTAAGTCTAGGTTAACATGCATCTCTAAGATTTGGTATCGGTCATCGTTAGACGCATTGAATCCCATCTTCTCTGCAATCTTTTTCTCAACTTC